GTGGCGAATACGAAGGCGCCCACCGGCTCGTATGCGGTCACGAAAAACATTGGCGGGAAGACGGTGAAGAAGTATCCGGTGAACACCCCGGCGCGGGCTCGCAGCGCGATCTCGTATGTCGGCCAGTACGGGACGCCGGCGGAGAAGGCCGCCGTCTACGCCAAGGTCAAGTCCACCTATCCGGCGTTGGCGAAGCGGTCGAGTGTGATTAAGACACCGAAGAAAGGGAAGTGATGGCCATGGCATCGGAAAGTGGTACGTCGCACAATGGTTGGGTGTTGTCGGTGGCGCCGCCCGGGTCTACCCCGGCGCAGAAACATGACGGTGTCGCTAGTGGTGCGGGTGCGGTGGTTGCGGCGCCGCCTGGCTCGACGCCGGCGCAGAAATATCAGGGGAACCGGTAGGGCGGTAAGCGTACAAGCTGATGCTTGACCAAGACGATATCCGGCGCCTGTTCGGGAATATGTGGACTCTGAACCAGACCGAACGGTTGTGGCTGGACCGGATTTACGGGTATGTGACCGGGATCTTGGGGAAGCCGGAAGTACCGGACGGGTCGCCTCAGGAAATCATCGACTTGTGTCGGCTGTCGATCAAGAATGTGCTTGGGCTGGTTCGGGATTCGTTCGCGCAGAATCTGTCGGTGATCGGGTATCACACGGCGTTGGCTCAGGAGAACGGGCCGGCGTGGGATATGTGGCAGCGGAATCGGATGGATGCGCGGCAGGCGGAGGTGTATCGGCCGGCGATCACCTACGGCGCCGCGTATGTGATCGTGACGAAAGATCCCGATAGCGGGGATTCAGTGTGGCGCTGCAAGTCCCCGCGGCAGCTGCTCGCCGTCTACGAAGACCCCTCCATCGATCTGTGGCCCACCTACGGGCTTGAGGTGTGGATTGATCAGGGCGACGCGAAGGCGCACTGGGTCGGCCGGTTCTACGACGACGAATACATTTACCCGCTGCAACTGGGCGGTTTGCAGGTGTTGCCGATCGATCAGTATGCGACGTCGATTGTGCGGACAGCGACGATTCAGGAATTCGGGGAGCCGATCCGTCATGGTGGCGACAACTGCCCGATCGTCAGGTTTGTGAACGCTAGGGATCCGGATGACATGATTGTGGGGGAGATCGCGCCGTTGATGCGGACGCAGCAGGCGATCAATTGCGTCAACTTCGACCGCTTGTTGGTCAGCCGGTTTGGTGCGTTCCCGCAGAAGGTGATTACCGGCTGGTCGGCGGCCACCAGCGTCGTGTTGGAGGCGTCGGCGAAACGGGTGTGGGCATTCGATGATCCTGGGGTGGAGGCGCATTCGTTTCCGCCGGCGTCGCTCGAGCAGTACAACGGTGTGATTCAGGAGATGACGGAGGCGTTGGCGTTGACGGCGCAAATCAGCCCGCATCAGATCACCGGGAAAATGATCAACATGAGCGCGGAGGCGTTGGCGGCGGCGGAAGCGAATCAGCAGCGGAAGCTGCAATCGAAGCGGGATGGGTTCGGGGAGTCGTGGGAGCAGGTGTTCCGGCTGGCCGCCGCGATTGAGGGCGACACCGCCAGCGCGGAGGACACGAGCTCGGAAGTGGTGTGGCGGGATACGGAGGCGCGCGCGTTCGGGGCGATCGTGGATGGGATCACGAAGCTGTCGGCGGCGGGGATCCCGATTGAGGAGCTTGTGGACATGGTTCCTGGTGTGACGCAGCAGAAGATTGAGTCGATTAAGGCTGCGTTGCGGATGGGTCAGGTCAACGAGTTGATTAAGACTTTGAGTCAGCCAGCGCCAGGCCCGGTCGGTGTGCCGCCTGGCGCGCCGGCGCCGCCTGCCGTTACTACCCCAGCAGCCGCGGCGGCGCCGGCCCCTAATCCCGCGAACATGCCCCGCGCCGGGGCGGCGCGTAATGCGATGGTGACCGCCTAATGCCCACCGTCGGCGAGGTCGCCGCGTTTCAGCATCTGCTTTCCCGGCTCACTGCGGGCGCTGTAAGGGCCGTGGAGCGGATGTTGGGCATGACACCACCCGAACACGTTCCCGACGTCTATCCGGCGATCGTGGACCCGTATTTGGCGGCTTCAGCGCAGGTGTCGGCGCACTGGTATCACAGTTTGGGCGGGACGACGCCGTTCGCCGCCCAACCCGGGCCGCTACCACCACCCGAACAGCTAGCCCAGAACGCGCATTACGCGCTGTCCACCAGCAACCCGTTCGATGCGCTGTCCATGGCCACCGATCGGCACGTCTTCCAAACCTCAGGGGCGACGATCGTGCATAACGCCGACCGGGAGCATGTCGGATATGCGCGGTACGCCAGCGCGACGGCGTGTTCGTTCTGCCGGGTGCTGGCCACCCGCACCAAGCTCTACACCAGCGAAGCCGCCGCAACCCACGTCGTCGGCCGCGCCGGGCGCACCCGCGGACCCCGCAAAATCGGCGACCTGTACCACGACAACTGCCACTGCGTCGCCGTCCCCATCCGACCCGGCGACGACTACCAGCCACCCGACTACGTCAAAGGGTGGCAGGACGACTACGAGAACGCCCTCCGCGACGACGACGTCCACAGCTTCGACCAGATCGTGAACCACATGCGGCGCGCCGAATACGCCCGCGCACATGAGCCGGCGGAACCCGAATCGGTGTTCGCCGGCCTACACCAAAACTGACGCCACGCGCCCGGCGGTTAATAGGGTGGTGCCCGACGGGGCCGAAAACACGGAAAGAAAGTCCAACATCCGAAACACAAGACGCTACGCGCCCGGCGACTAAACAGGGTGGTGCCCGACGGGGCCGAAAACACGGAAAGAACGCTATGCCCGAAATAGACAGTCCTGCAACAGAATCCGCAGAACCGGAATTTGAACCGGTGACATTGTCGTCACAAGCTGAGATCGACAGTTTCGTCGGGTCACGGGTTAAAAAAGCAACAGCGAAATACGCTGACTATCAACAACTCCAAGCCAAAGCGAAGCGCCTCGCCGAGCTCGAGCAAGCGAACCTCACCGAATCCGAACGGCAAACCGAACGGATCCGCGCACTCGAGGATCAGCTACGCGACCGCGACACCGCCATGCTGCGCCATGACGTTGCCACAGCGAAAGGTGTTCCCGCAGAACGCATTACGGGTTCAACCCGTGAAGAATTGGAGCAGTCAGCCGACGAACTGTTAACGTTCATCAGCGAATGGGCGAAGACAAAAACACCTGCGAAAACCCCACGCCCGGTGGGCAGTTCGGGCGCCAGCAACACCGAAAACCGTTTAGATCCCAAAGAACGGGCCGCGGCAGCCATGCGCCAATACTACTCATCCACTTGAAATGAAAGGACCGTGAGCCGTCATGGCTGACATTACCCGCGCGCAACTCGCCACCCTCATCCAAGAGGCATACTCCCATGTCCTGTTGGATGCGGCGGTGACGACTTCCTGTGCGTTGCAAGCATTTCCGACCGTAAACATGGGAACGAAACTGACCCACCTTCCGGTGCTCGCGACGCTGCCAGTCGCTGGATGGGTGACAGAGAACGAGCCGCCCGACACGACGGGCGCCAAACCGACCAGCACCGTCGGCTGGGTCGACCGCACCCTGGTCGCCGAGGAAATCGCCGTGATCATCCCCATTCACGAGAACGTGCTGGAAGACGCTTCCGTGGATTTGATCACCGAAATCACTACGCGCGGTGGGGAAGCCATCGGCGAAATCCTGGATTTGGCGGTTTTGTTCGGTGTCAACAAGCCGGCGTCGTGGGTGTCGGCTGACTTGTTCACTGCGTCGACGGCGGCCACGCAAACAACGCCGGGTAATACTCCGGCCGTGACAGCCGGGGCCAAGGACATCGTCGGCGCGGTGAACACCGCGTCGCGGGAGTTGGCCAACGTCGGTTTGATACCGGATACGATCATCGCGCCGTTGACGTTCCGCTACGACGTGGAACAGATCCGCGACAGTATGGGTCAGCCGATCTTCCGCAATGAGCAGTTCGCCGGCTACAACACGGTGTTGTGCCGTAACGCGGCGTGGAACCCGGCGAACGCGGTGCTGTTCGTCGCGGACTCGCGGCGGATGCGGATCGGGGTGCGCCAGGACATTCAGGTCAAGATTTTGGATCAGGCCACCATCGGCACCACCAACCTCGCCGAACGCGACATGATCGCCGTTCGAATGAAGGCGAGATATGCATGGGTGCTGGGTATTTCGGCGACGCGCCGCAACGCGAACGCTAGTCCTGTAGCCGCGGTGGTCCCATCGGGTAGCTGATGACATCAGCAACATCACCGACGCCGCCGTACGCCGCAGCCAGCGACGTTGAGAACGCGTTGGGGCGGCCGGTTGATCCTTCTATCGACCTCACCTTTTTGCTGCTGACCGCATCAGATTTGGTGGCGGGCTACCTCAACGGGCAAGTGCCCAACCCGGTACCCAACATGATTCTGCGTGTCACCGCCGAGGTTGTGGCGAATGTGATCAACCGGCCGCAAACCCCGCCGAACCCGGCGGATAACGCGTATGAGCTCGGCGGGTTCGCCTACCAGGTGGGGCCGTCGTCGGTGGGTCCGTGGCTGAACAATTCGCAGCAGGAACGCCTCGACTTGTTCCGGGCCGGCGGCCTGTACCAGCTGGAAATGTTCTCCGAGATCATCGGCACGGATGTGTCGACGGATATCACGGATTCGTTTGATCCGTTCGGTGGGACGGATCTGACGAATATGGGTGGTGGCGGGACGATTCCGGTGCAGGGCAGCGGCACCAATGAGGTTCAGCACATCAGCATCACTGGTGCCCCGGCTTCCGGTGCGTTCATTATCGAATTCTCGCTGGCGTTTACGACGCCGATCCTCTACAACGCCACCGCTTCGGCGATTCAGGGTGCGTTGGCGTCGCTGTCCACCATCGGTTTCGGGAATGTGATCGTGACCCAAAACCCGGTGGGGGCAGCGGAGTTTGATGTGGAGTTTGTGGGCGCGCTGGCCGGCTTTAGTCTGTCTTTGATGAGCGTCGACAATTACACGTTGCCGGTCGGCGCCGGCGTTGGTATCAGCCGCGTCCAGATGGGCGGGCAGGGTTCGTGATCACGGTTCGCCGGGTCGGGGACTTGTCGCTGTCGTTTGAGACGGCGCGCCGGGTGTCCACCGATGAGCACAACAATCTGGAAATCTGGTCTGGTGACGACGGCGACGAACTGTTGTATATCTGCGCCGCCGACCGCTGGTTCGAAGTGACAGTCGTTGAGGAGGAGATCGAATCCTGATGGCACCCACACCAACCGGCATCAGCGGCACCGTCACCCTCGTGTGGGTGCCCGGCGCGTTGAAGCAATGCCGCAACTCCGGGGCGTCCATGGGCCTGGTGAACAAGCTGGGCTCGCAGTACCTAGCCAAGGCCAACGGTAAGGGCGGCGGCTACCTCCTCGGGCTGCACATGGTGGCAGGCACCAAATACATCGCGAACGTGTACACCGCGACCGGGAAAGCCATGCGCTCCAACGCGGTGAACCAAACCCTGGCGAAACTGCTGCCGTGAAATATCCTGTTCCGCAACCCGCACTGAAAACGGCGATCGCGGTGTTGCGGGCCGCGCTAGATCCCAGTGTGGGGGTGGCCACCGTAGAACCCCGGATCTGGCCGCGGCAGTTTGTCCGCGTCAGCCGCGCCGGCGGCGGTCAAACCCTGATCAACACCGACACCATGCGGGTACTCGTCGAATGCTACTCGGACAGCGACGCGTCCTGCGAAACCCTGATCAACGAATGCCGCGCCGCGCTGTACAGCACCGAAGGCGTCACCGTGGGCGGGGTGTTTGTTCGCGGCTTCGACAACGAACAGGGACCGGTGCAACTCAACGACCCGAAGGTTTCTGATCATCGGCGCTGGCAATTCCAAGGCGACCTACTCGTATCAACCAACTGAATACCGTCACCCCAAAAAAATTCGGAAGGATAAACGAAAATGGCTGATAGCAAACTGATTTGGGCATCTACCAGAGATGCCGATGGGGCGGTGTTCTTCCGCGCAGTACTAGGTACACCGCTACCGGACATTACTGCGGCCCCATGGGACGCGCTGCCCGTCGCGTGGCAGGATCACGGCTGGATGGGCGATGACGGCCTGGCGAACGGACTCAAGCGCGACACCACCGACCACCAGGCGTTCGGCGGCGACATCGTCAAAACCACCCAAAACAAATACACTGAAACGCTGAAAGTTACGTGTTTCGAAACGAATCCGATCGTTCTCGCATCAGTGTTCGGCGCCAGCAATGTCACTGTCAGCACCACGACCGGGCATCGGCAAGTCACCGTCAACCATTCGAGCCTGCCGCTGCAACGCTCTGCGTTCCTCGCCCGCGTCATCGAAGGTGTCAAAACCCGGTTGATTGAGATTGAGGAAGGGCAGATCATCACCGTCGATGACGTGGTGCATGTCAACAAAGACTTGGTGAAGTACACGATGACGATTCAGTGTTACAAGCCGGATGCGAACACTGATGCGGTTACTGAGTTGATCGATGAGCCTGATGTGATGGCCGGCACCTAACCCGATATCTCTGGGGTGGGGGCGTTGGGCACGGCCCGCTAACACCCGACAGCGGCCGCCGCCCCCACCCCGGACCATTGCGAAAGGCTTGCATCTTGGATATTCCCGCATCCGACGACCCGCGGATCACCATCACCATCCCCGTCCCTTTGAAGGGCGGAAAGGTGTTGGTGCTGGCGGTGCCGCGGTTCGACTTCATTGAAGAACCCGACTACGACACCATGACCGCCGAGCTCGACAAGCTGGAGGACACCGACTTGTCGGAGCGCAAACGCGCCCGGCTAGCGACGCTGGTGATGCTGAAACCGTTTGTCCCGGCCCGCGATCACAAGCTGTGCGAGTCGCTGGTGATGGGGCAGCTGACCGCGATCCGCGAGCACTGGATCGCGCAGTCGAATATTCCCTTGGGGGAATTTCTCGCCTCCGCAGAATCCTTGATGACGACGATGTCGGAGGCGCCGTCGAATACGACCTCAACGTTAGAGGGTGGCGGCGACGCGACCTCGGACGCCGCCTAAGCTGGCCCGAATTCGCCAACTTCCTACACTGGCTACCACCCACCGCGGACAGCGCACTATTCCGGGCACGGCACCCCAACTCGTGGTGGTGGACCGCCGAACACGATTTCCTCGCCCTGATCCTGCAAGCCACCCAGGGCGGCAACTGGCAGCGGGCCGGCGGGAAAGGCAACCCGCCCACCCGCATCGAACGACCCGACGACAAACCGTTGCCGGTGCGCAGCGCCGACGAGCTGAAGCGCCGCCGCGCGGCGATGGACGCCGAACTCGCTCGGCGCCGAAAAGCAAAACAGAATAAGCAACATCCAACTGAACAGGGAGCGTGACACGTGGCTGGTGTGCGCGGCAGACAACAATGCCGAACCTGCGGTAATCCCTGTGGCGGCGGAAGCCCAACCGCTGCTTACTGTTCAGCAGAATGCCGCCCTAATTGCCGAACTTGCGGTGGCCCAGTCACCGGCCGCGGCCGCACAGCCTACTGCTCAGACGAATGCGCACCGCAATCAAAACGCTTATGCCCAACCTGCGGTAAACCTATCGACTGCGGACCAGGCAGACACGCCTACTGCTCGGATCAATGCCGCCCCCAATGTGAAGTAGCCTGGTGCAACCAACCTGCACGCGGAACTCAAGCAGTATGTCCAAGCCATTATTCCATCCTGTTGAACCGTGGAGACCTTAACCAGCGCTGGCGATGGGCACTAGAACGCATCTGCGTCGTATGCGAGAAACCTGTCCCAACAAATGCCGGCTACCGCCGCTACTGCTCCCCGGCATGCGCTGCACGCAACGTACAAAACCCAAACAGACCAAAATCATACGAGTGCGTAAAATGCGGAATAACCGTAAGTCTCATCGTTAAATCCACCAAAGCTGGTCAGTTCAAACGATTTAACGCCAAACTATGCGATAAGTGCGCACGTAGGACACGCGCCGGAATGACCGTCGGCCAACTAGCACGACGCGACGGCACAGACTGCGGAATCTGCGGCCAAGCGGTGAATCTCTTTGCGACTAAAGACAATCCAGAACGACCATCGATAGATCACATCATCCCTCGCGCAGCAGGCGGCACCAACGACCCAACCAACTTGCAACTAGCGCACCTATCCTGCAACCACACCAAACACGTCAAAGTTGGCTTCTCACTAAAGGATAGAGTCTGACATGGCCGGCGTACGTTTGGCCACCGGGTATATTGAAATCAGCGCAGAGACGAGTCGCGTACCACAGCAAATCAAGGATGCGCTGAACCAGGCTGGGACGGCGGCGGCGAAGCCCGCCGGAACCCAAATGGGCAAAGACATCTCCCAAGGCATTCAGGACGGCTTGAAAACCGCCCCCAGCGGTAGCGGCGGCAGTGTTATCTCGGATGTGATTGCCGGTAAGACCATCGGCGGCAACGTCCGCACGCAAGGGCAGAAAGTCGGCAAAGAACTCGGCACCGGGCTCAACCAAGGCGTCACTGAAGGTTTACGCACGGCGCCCAGCGGCGGCGGCGCAGGCAGCGTCGTTACCGACATTGTGCAGGGCAAGCCGGTCAGCGGCAGCGTTAAAACGCAGGGCCAGAAGGTCGGTAAAGATATCGGCGCCGGCATGAATCAAGGCATCCACGAGAGTGTCAAAGCAGACGATGCGGGGATTAAAGAGGCCTTCAAAGATTGGGGCAAGGGCTTTACCGATCAATTGATAAAGGGTGATGTCAAAAAGGTCTTCGCTGACATCAAGACAGATCTGGGGGGCCTGGGATCTAGTATCGGGAAAGTATTCACCGGCGGCGATGTGAAGACCCAGCTGGAAGGGCTGACTGGGTCGCTGACAAAAGTTGAAGACCTCGCTAAAAATTTGGGTGTTAATCTTCATGGAATTCCCGGTGCGGTGGGCGGTCTCGCCGACGAGCCTGGTCTAAAGAATTTGGCGACTAGCCTACAGAGTATTAATGACGGGTTAGGTGGCTTTGATGCCAAGGGTTCAGGGCTTGAGGGTGCGTTGGGCAGGATCGGGGGGAAGGCTGGTGATGCCGCGAATCGCGTAATTGGTTTGAAGGAGGCGTTGGAACTTTTAGGGCAGGTGGATTGGAATAAATTTCCTGGCGCTACTGGGGTCGACGAATTTTTGAACAAAGGTCCTGGGGATTTGGGCACGCAGATCCGTAATTGGCTGCATGATCAGGGCATTAATTTGCCTGATTTGGGTAAGGCGACGAGGGAGAAGGAAGCCAGGGATAAAGCTTTGGCTGCGGGCACACCTGTCGGCCAGGGTATTGAGGATTATCCTTTGGGTTTCATTGGCCCGATACAGCCTGGTACTAAGCGTGTTCCGGGTGGGGCGCGCCCGTTGTTGCCTGGTGAGCCCACCGTGGCGCCGTGGGGCCCCAATATGTACAAGTATTGGTATCAGGGTGGCGAGCGGCCGCCTGGGTTCGTAGACCCGGGTACTGGGTTCGTATCGCCGGCCGCTGCGCCGCCGCCGGCGGCGGCTAGGATGCCGTCGTTTGCGGAGACGATCGGCGGGGCGCACGGGGCGGCGGTGGCGACTATTCAAGCAGCGCGGGCCGACATTAGCGCCAATATCGCGAGTTTGACGGCGGGCAGTGTGACCGTATCCGGCGGAGGTGCGGCAGCGGCGGTCGCAGCATCGCCGGCATACTCCCAAGGGAGACCCACCTGGTGGTCGAAACAAACCGGGGGCGGTATCGGCGGCAGCGGCCCGGTTCCGATCATCGCGCACGGCGGGGAACACGTCCTCACCGCCGACGACGTGCAAGCAGCTGGCGGCCAGGACGCCGTCAGCGCCTGGCGCAACGCCCTGCACTACGACGACGGCGGCGAAGTCAAAAACCAGCAATGGCTCAAAGACGCCGCCACCAAAGCCGGAATGACACCCGATCAGTATGTGGCGGCGATGGCGCACACCCCGCCCGCGCAACCCGGCATGGCAGGCCCGGGGAACATGCCACTGGATCAGCAGCAATCCGACATGCACCAAAACCTTTTGGGTCAAGGCACAGATCAGGCCGGGCAGAACATCGCCGCACTCAGCGGCAGCGACCGCACCGGGGGTTTCGTCCCGGTCGGCGCCGGGTCCAAAGCTGTTGCGGGAACCAGCTTCGTCAGCGGCCTACTCAATTTGGGGAATGAGGCGGTCGGCGGCCTGATCGACACCGGCGCCGAGGCAGCGCAGGCGGCCGCCGCCGTCGGCGGATTCGGGGCAGGCGGCGCCGCAGCAGGCCCAGCCATCCAACTGGGCGCGTCCGAAGCGAAACGCGCTGTCTCCTACGGCTTCCAAATGGCCGGCATCCTCGCCGACGCCGGCATCGAGCAACTCTTCGGCGTGTTCGGCGGCGCGCCGCGCTGGCTCGGCTACGACTACACCCAATTCATCCCGAACATCAACACCGGCGACATCGGCACCACCACCCTCGAAAAGGCGATGGGCGCCTCTAAAGACGGCAAGCAGGCTCCCGGGCAGCAGCCCGGCGGCCCGGTCACCCCCGAACACCTCCCCGGTGAGCAGCCGGTCGGGCCGCCCGTCCCCAAGTTCGGGGATCCTTCAGCCCAACAACCCGCACTGGGCGGCCTAGCCCAGACCGGGCAAGGCGCCCAAGCCGGCGACATCAAAGCGGGATTGGCCGCCGGCCTCGCCGCGGGCGGCGTCGGCGCCCCACCACCAGCACCGGGCAGCGCCAGCCCCGCACCAGCACCACCACCACAAGGCGGCGGCGGGAACCTGCTGCAAGGACTCATCCCCGGCTTCGGCATGGACGAGGGCGGCATGCTGCCCCACAACAGCATGGCCATCAACACCAGCGGCCGCCCAGAACTCGTCCTATCCCCGCAACAACTCGACGCCATGGGAACCAGCGGCAACAAAAACCCGTACAGCCGCGGCGGCGACACCATCAACATCACCGCCGTCGACGCCCAAGATGTCGCCAAAGAAATCGACAAACGCAAACGCCTCGCCATGTTGCAGTATTCAGGGCGTCCATGACCAACCCCGGCATCATCGGCATCCGCATCGTCCACGGCAACACCACCTTCCACGTCCACGGCGACCGCGCCGGCGCCGAAGGGGTTTGGCTGGCCGCCGGCCAAGTCGACGGACTCTACGAAGCCCCCGTCAAAACCACCTGGAAAACCGGCGCCTTCCAAGAAGGCTCCTGGCAGAAATTCCGGAAAAACCTGCAACGCGACATCACCCTCGGCTTCCACATCCGCGACACCTTCACCGAATACGAACTCAACGAATCCCTGTTCCGGCAAATCTTCGGCTACGAACTCGACCCGTGGGAAACCACCCCGACCCTCACCACCATCGAAGTGGAAACCATGCTGTCCGGGATCCGGAAACTCGACGTCCTGATGTATGAGGCGCCGACATTCACCCCCGAAATCGATCCGCTGATGCAGCAATACGGCAACCATGTGTTCAAACTCCGCGCCGGGCAACCCTACTGGTATCAAGACGACTACACCTCAACCCTTTCCGGCGGCACCAGCGGTTCGGTGACGGTGCAGAATCCGACGGACTGCGTCGCCTATCAGCAGTGGGTTCTGCAGATCGGTAACTACACGCTGCCCGACTTCCAATGGACCGGTGCTCCCGGCGCGCGGGCGCCGGGCGGCCCGAACGGCGCCCGCACCGTGTCAGGGATCAACGTGACATCCACCAACGGCGGCGCGGTGGTGAGCTTGGACGGAATGGATTTGATGTTCCGCGACGTCAACGACACCAACATTTTGGCGCAGATGGCGGGCACATTCTTCAACTATCCGATTCCGCCGTACACGCCGCCGACAGCGCTGCCGGTGGTGGGCGGGCCGGCGCAGCTGGTGGTGCCGCAACGCTGGTCACGGCCGTGGGGTTTGGAGTTGCCTGGGTTGTTGGGCACCCCGATCGCGCCGATAATCAACCGGCTCGCCGGTACTGGTCCTTACCAGTTTGTGATACCGGACTGGGCTAGCACCATCGACGTTGTGTTGTTGGGCGGCGGTGGTGGTGGCGGCGGCGGGAAACTGGTCAGCAACGGTGACGGCGGCCTATCCGGGCAGTGGGCGACAGCGACACTAGTCCGGGGCACCGACATCCCCTGGGCGACCACCACCATTTCAGGGCAGGTCGGCTTCGGCGGCGACGGCGGCACCTGGTTCAGCCAGCCGCCGCACCACGGCACCGACGGGCAGGCCAGCACCGCTAGCTGGAACGGAACCAATCTGATAGCGGCCGGCGGTGTCTCGGGCGGAAACACCTCGAACAGCGGCCAACTGGTGGTGCCGCTGACCTACAACGGATTCACCTACACCGGCGGCGGGCAAGTCAACCTTGGTGGGCAGCCCGGTCAGGCGCCCGGCGGTGGTGGCGCCGGCGGATCCCAAAACATCGGCAACGGCGGCCCCGGCGCCCGCGGCCAAGCCTGGTTCAGACCATACTCGGCGGGTTCCTGATGACCACCGCCTTCGACACCATCCGCACAGCCACCCAACAACTCCGCCAAAACGAGATGGCGCTACGCCACACCCGCCCGCTAGTGCGGATCTGGGACGGCGAATGGCATTTGCAACACCTGTGCACCGTCGAATACAAAGCGTCGTTCACCTTCATCAGCAATGACACCGGGCCGGGCCAAATGGAGATCCCGTTCAACACCCCTGTCGCGCAGTGGATCCACGACGACAACGGCCGCGTCACCCGCGGGGAAGGCCGCAACGTCGGGATCACCATCGACTACTGCGGCGCCCGCTGGTCAGGCATCT